AAGCGCCCCAGTCTCGATGTGGAGTTTGACCTGAGCCGTGTGCGCGTCCTCCAGCCCGACATGGATCAGCTCTTCACACGCATGGGCGCCGGTGTCAATGCAGGCTTTGTGATGGTATCTGATGCCCGTCGAGCGGTGGGACTTCCGGTGAACCCCGAGCATGATATCTTCATCCGTCCTATGAATATGATTGAGATACCGGCCTCCGGCGGCAAGGCAGCGCAGAGAAGCGCGGTCAAGGCGGCGAAGGCGCGCACCGTGGCTGCCCGCCGGCGGCTTGCCCGAGCCCATCGCAGCCTGTTTGAGGGGGTAGCGGCGAGCCTTGTCGAACGCGAAGAGAAGGACATCATGCCGTTGGCGCGCCGGCTGTTGGGGCCGAAGGCGCTGAAGGCGCACGGCACAAAGGCGATGGCCGACTTTGTTGCGGCCAACGATGCCTATTACGAGAACTACCCGGCGGTCGTGAAGAAGGCGATGCTGCCCGTCGTCATGACCTACGGCGAAGCGGTGCAGGGTATCGCCGCAGCGGAGGTCGGTGTGGCGGCAGCTATGACGCCGGAGATGATGGCGTTCCTCGATGCCTACGCTGAGGGCATCGGGACCTTCTGGGCGAGCTCTTCACGAGGGCAGATTCGCAGCGTGGTGGAAGACGCAATCGCTAAGATGAGCGATCCCGTTGAAGCCCTCTCGGGACGCTTCACTGAATGGGCGGAAAAACGCCCAGGCAAGACGGGCGATTGGGAAACGAGTCGGCTAGGTAGTGCCGTGAGCACGGAGACATATCGCAAAGCCGGACTGTCGGCCAGGTGGGTAGCAGGCGCAGATGCTTGCCCTATCTGTGACGATATGGATGGGCAGACTGTAACTGACCTTGAGCCGCCCCTGCATACTGGGTGTCTACCGGGGGACTCGCGTGTAGCGGCCCAAGGCGTCACGGCCACTAGTAAACGTTGGTATGATGGAAATCTTCTCATCATCCACACTGCCGCCGGCCATGAATTCTCCTGCACCCCGAATCACCCGGTACTCACGCCGATGGGCTGGCTCCCTGCGGGCGCCCTCGATGTAGGCGGCCACGTAGTCGGCCACAGCCGCCGTGATTGGGAAGTCCTTCTTAACGAGAATGGCGAGCACATGCCAGCCCGAATTGAGGATGTAGTGGAGGCGTTTCTCAGCAACCCGCAGGTGGTATCCGTACCAGTGCCAGTGGCCGCCGAAGATTTCCACGGCGACGGGGTAGGCTCCGAGATCGCAGTTATAGGGGCCAATGGCGCATTGCGGGACGGTGGGTATGCCCCGCTCGGCAAGCAAGCCTTCCAGGGTGAGCTCGTAGGCGGAAGTGTGCAGACGCCGCTTCTGTCGCGTTTGAGCGGTCAGACATTGTTCAGCGAAGGTTTTTCTCCGACCAGTGGCGGCAATATGGGCAGCCTTCGTTTGGGCGCAGCGTTGGGCGGGAGTCAGATGCGAGGCTCGAATCAGCCCCGCGGCGCGGTGGCCGCGTCGCGCGACGCCAGCTTCTTCCAATCGCCGCTGAATGACGGGGCGGCCAACGCCGAGGCTTCGCGCGATAACGTACTCAGGTTCCCCCTCAATGTAACGCCGGATCAAATCGTCGCAGTCAAGAGTGTGCCGTTTCATGGGTATGTCTACAACCTCCAGACGATTCACGGATTCTATACCGCTGAAGGCATTATAGCACACAACTGCGCTTGTACGGTCGAGCCGGCATAGGAGGTCATCATGGAGTTCAAGGCGATCAAACTGCAATTGAAAGAAGGCGCGCCGGAGGGCTCCGTCCTCGCCGTCTTCAGCACCTTCAACGTCATCGACAAGGACGGGGACGTCACCCTACCCGGCGCCTTCGAGGACGGCGCCCCCGTGCGCATCTCCTCCTGGGGCCACAAGTGGTACGAGCTCCCCGTCGGCCGCGGTGCAATCAGGGTCGATGAGGGCAAGGCCATGCTCGATGGGCGGTTCTTCATGGACACGACCGGCGGTGCGGACACCTACCGCACGGTCAAGGGGCTGGAAGAACTCCAGGAGTGGTCTTACGGCTACAACGTATTGGAGTCAGAGGATGGTGAGTTTGAGGGACAACGCGCACGCATCCTCAAGAAGCTCGAAGTCACAGAGGTCTCGCCCGTCATGAGGGGGGCCGGCGTCGACACGGGGACGCTGGCGATCAAGGCTCAGATCAAAGCCTGGGAAGATACCGAGAATGAGATCCGCCACCGACTGCGCGATCCTGGTGATTTCCAAGAGGGCTCCTTCCGGCGGATCACTCTACAGCGGGACAAGCCGCGGGTCTTCGGCGTCATCGGCAAGTTGAAAGGGGAGACGACAACCACACTCCAGGCGCTTCGCTTCCCCAAGGATGACGGCTGGACGATGGCCACAGCCAAGAAGTGGCTGGCCGATCACCCCGATGTTGCGAAGGGCCTTGCCTACGAGCAAGAAGCAGATATCGCCGCTGAGTCGCTTGCTGATGTGGCGGCGTTTGTCGAGCGCTCCAGGTCGCTTGCTGACCTGAGAGCGAAGGACGGCCGCACGTTGAGCGCGGCAAATAGGGACAGGCTCATGACTCTGCTGAAGGCGCTCTCCGAGGTCGGCGACGACCTGGGGAAGCTCCTGAAGGAGACCGAGCCCGTCGACACGGCGCTCTTTGAGCGTCTTGAGTTGGAGTATCAGAGGACGCTCGCGGCACTCCCGCGGGCGGGTTAAGGAGGAACACGAAATGACCAAACTGGACGAAAAGAGGGCCGAGCTCGAAGCGAAGCAGAAGGCCCTGCATACCATCTTCGAGGAGATGGGGGAGGACCTTGACGCCACGAAGGTAACATCGATCAAGGGCGATAGCCGGGCGATAGCCGCTGAGATCAAGAAGCTCAACGACGAGCTGACCGCCATCGGTCAGGAGGTCGAAGAGCTGCAGGCCGTCGCCAAGGCTGGCGACAACGTGAAGAAGATCGGCGAGTACCTGAACGCCCCGGTGAGCCCGATGGTTCACCCCAGCGCCGGCGCGGGCAAGGCCGCCGAGCCGCCCAAGAGCATCGGCGAGCTGTTCATCGACTCGAAGGCCTTCAAGGAGTTTGAAGGTCACCATGGCCCAACTGCAGAACTCGGCATCGAAGTGAAGACGCTCTTCCAGACGAGCGCGGGCTGGGCGCCCGAGACCACCCGGACGGGGCGTGTAGTGGATTATGCGGTGGCACCCATCCAGGTCCTGGACCGCATTCCCCAGACCACGACCGGCCAGGCTGCCGTCGTCTACATGGAGGAGACGACTCGCACGAACGCGGCTGTCGAAGTCGCAGAAGGCGGTGCCTACCCGGACAGCGCATTTGTGCTGGCTGAGAAGTCTAGCACGGTGCGTAAGGTCGCAACCTTCTTGCCGGTGACCGATGAGCAGATGGAGGACGTATCGCAGGTGGAGGGCTACGTCAACAACCGCCTCACGACCATGCTACGAGAGCGCCTGGAGACGCAAGTGCTGGTCGGCGACGGTGTGGCCCCGAACCTGATGGGCCTCACCCATGTCGTCGGCGTGCAGTCGCAGGCGTTGGGAGCCGACCCCGTACCCGACGCGATCTACAAGGCGATGACGCTCATCAGGGTTACGGGTGTCGCTAACCCTAACCTCGTCATCATGCACCCGAACGACTGGCAGGGCGTTCGCCTGCTGCGAACTGCGGACGGCATCTACATCTGGGGTTCACCCGCCGATGCAGGGCCAGACCGCATCTGGGGGCTCCCCGTGGCACAGGCCTCGCGGCTCACGGAGAACACAGGTCTCGTGGGCGACTTTACATTCTGTGAGATCGCTGCACGCAGGGGCATCGAGGTTCAGGTGAGCAACAGCCACGATGACTACTTCATCAAGGGGAAGCAGGCGATCAGGGCCGACGTTCGGGTAGCGTTCCCGATCTACCGGCCAACGGCGTTCTGTCTCGTTACTGGCATCTAATCGTAACAGACAGAACATAGCGACAAGGGAAAATGTGAGGGGGCGGAAAGCCCCGCCCCCTCATTCACCCAGGAGGTGAAACATGGGACTCATAGACGGAGGAGTGGTTATGCCCGGCACGGGACGCCGGGTGCTGGTCAAGGAGATCGGCGCTGCTGCCCTCGGCGTCGCCGCTGTTCTTCCAGCCGTAACGGACACGGGGGCACAGCAGGTCATCACGACGGGGATTCTCCCGCTCGACCGCCCACGCCGGATTACGGCGACGGCGGGCGGGACGGCTGGCGATATCAAGGCGATCACCGTCACCATCGGAGGGACAGATCCGGCGGGCGTGGCGATCACTGAGGTGCTGCCGGCCTTCACCGTCAACACGCCGGGGACAGTGACGGGCGACAAGGTCTTCGCCACTGTCAACTCAGTCACCATCCCCGCCCACGATGGCACGGGTGCGACGACCTCAGTCGGGGCCGCCGGTGTTCCGGCTGCGGCTGACACCGATGGCATCCACGCGGCCGTGACGGACACGGGGGTTCAGCAGGTGATCACGACCGCCATCAACTTCCCCGATGTACCCCGCAACATCACGGCGACTTCGGGTGGGACGGCGGGGGACATCAAGGCCATACAGGTGATCATCGCTGGGCTCGATGAACGGGGGAAGGCGATCACTGAGACGCTGCCCGTCTTCACCGAGAACACGCCAACGACCGTCGTCGGTGCCAAGGCGTTCGCTAAGGTGACGTCGATCACCATCCCCGCGCATGACGGCACGGGTGCGACCACTGCTATCGGCTTCGGTGACGTGCTGGGGCTGGGCGTACACCTGAGCCGTAACACCGTGCAGAGGGCCTTCCTCAACAAGGTCTTGGAGGGCACGGCGCCCACGGTGGCCTTCAGCGCAACTGTGCTGGACGGCAACACCATCGACCTGAACTCGGCGATGAACGCTACGCCGGTCACCGTTGAGCTCTTGCAGACGTAGGAGGAGGAGATGACAGTTGCCACGATCCTCCCAGCATCGGCGGTGGGCATCGGGGGAGCGGTGGTTGTTGACCTCGTTGCCCCAACTGCCCAAAACACGACGAACAGCTATGCCGCTGTTACAGGCAGCACGATAGATATCCGGGCGTTCCGGTCAGTCTCCTACAGTATCAGGAACTCGGCGGGGGTCAATTCGCTTGACTGGAAGGTCCAGGCCGCCAATGTCTCCGACTTCTCGGATGTAGTGGACGTAAAGGCCGAAGCAGCGGTGGCTGCGGCGGGCATCGACAGCTATGCCGTCGCCCAGGCGCCCTACTCCTACTATCGCGTGGTCGTGAAGTCCACCGTCGCGGATACACCGGGAACGGCTGTCGTGCACGGCATAGCAAAGCAATAAGGAGGAAGACATGCTGCTTTCAGATCGGAATCTATATCTTACCGCCGACCGCTTGCGTGTCGTCGAGGAAGACGACACTGACCAGCGCTCGCTGCTGGTGGGAAAGGGCTGCGAACTCGACCGCGCTGCCGCCGAGCGCTACGGCATCGAGCCCGACGAGGACGGGAGGCTGGTAGTGGTGGAAGTGAAGGAAGCCGAACCCGGGGAAGACAAGCAGGCTGAGGCTTCGGAAAACAAGGCGGTCATCCCGCCCGAGAACAAGAGGCGCAAGGCGCGGCGCAAGAGGTAGCTTCTGAAAGAGGTTGGTTAAGTGACGGTTGAATCGGCCTACGCAACGGCGGAGGAGTACAGGGCGCGAGTTGACCAGAGCGATGCCACGGGCGACGACGTGCTGCTCGGGCAGCTCACGGCTGTTACACAATACCTGAAGGAGCGCTTGGGGCGCTTCTTTACCCGCGATGCTGCGGTCGTGGTGCGCACGCTCGACGGCAACGGGTACTCGCGTTTGTACATCCCGGACATCGCCACGGCCACGGGGCTGATCGTCAAGGTCGACCTGGACGGCGACAACGACTTCGATGGTGCCGATGAGACGCTGATGATCAACACACACTTCTGGCTCGGACCCGCCAACGCAGACATGGGGCCGGAGGCATGGCCGTTCGAATACTTGGACATAGTGCCCGGGAACGCGCGGCTTGACGTGTGGCCGGAGCGCTTGCGGGCGGTGCAGGTTACGGCGGCCTTCGGCTGGCCGGCGGTGCCCGGCGCCATCAGGGAGGCGACGATCAGCGTAACACGCCAGCTCAGGGATATCCTCGGGGCAGGGGCGACGATGACCCTGCAAAGCATCGAGG